ATGAATACAGCTATAACTTTTTCTAACGAGTCACCAAAAGTCTTTTTCAAAGATGGTCGCCTGGTTACCACCTCTCAAGCTGTTGCCGACTACTTCGATAAACAACATAAACACGTTTTAGCTAAGATTGACGCACTCGACTGCTCTCCCGAATTTACATCAGCCAACTTTTCGGCCGATGTTCAGACTGTCGAAATTGGCAACGGCGCAGAACGTGAATCACGATGCTACCTGATCACAAAAGACGGCTTCATGTTCCTCGTAATGGGATTTACTGGCAAAAAAGCAGCCAGACTAAAAGAAGCTTACATTGAAAAATTTAACGCAATGGAAGAAGAACTCCACAAACGTCCTCCTGCAGCACAAAACTCCCCCGCCCCAAATAATGGATGTGCATTACTGATCCACTTCGATAAACACGGTCAGGTCGACTTCACGGAAAAAGTCCCCGCCGATGCGATGGTATGCACTCTGGAACGGTTTAAATTTTATCTGGAGCAACACGGCTGGATCGTTGCCCGTAAAGAACAACTGGTGGAACGGTTGATGCGGTTTTAATGCATGCAAAACCCCGGATGATCACCGGGGTTAATTTTATCGAGCGTGATTGCCGCTAATCGCCATCTCTCTGATTGAGCGCAAATCCTCCAGATTATTCAGTTCATCCTTCATCTCCCGCTGACGCTGATAAATCTCGTCATTGCGATCGACCTGAGCCTGCGCCATTGCTGTCGCCAGTTCTTCCAGTTCCGGCATTGACAGTTTCACCTGTTGATTATCGGCGTCACCCCACGCCATAACGTCCCGCGCCGTGTCAGATTTCGCCGCCATTACTACCGGATAAAGACGGGCCATTGAGTCGGGGCCAGCGTTCCAGGTGCGGCCGTTCCATTCGAACGTGAACGGCTGTGCTTCCTGTTCTGTACGCCATGCCTCGATTTCCCGCTTTTTGGCATCCTTTGCTGCTGCGATAAGTTCAGGCGTGACGGTGAACGGGGCGATTTCACCCCATTTGCCGCTCTGTAACTCTTCCCAGATGCGCTGGCCTGTCGGGGCGCTATCGTCCTGCATGGCGGTATACGGGACGAATTCCGTTTCACCTTCAAATAACACCTCGCAGTCAACCGCACCATTTTCGAGATAATGGGCGTTTCTGATGCCTTTTACCGCTCTGATTTTCATGTCTTATTTCCCCGTTACTCGATGCGCACAAACAGACAAATGCGGCCTTCATCGCCATACGAATTACTGAATCCAGAAAGCGCCTGATAGCGACCGGGAAAGCTGAATGCCCCGGCACCTCCGGCAGAAACGCGTGGGGTGGAAACATATGAGCCTGCATCATTAATTGAGCAGGTGATAGTTACCGGACCGAGTCGCGACCCCGGTACAATGTCACCCAGCCCAATTTTGATTGCCTTATCGCCAGCCGCCGTTCCCTGATAGACCGCCAGAACAGGCACTCCCACTGCCGGGTATTTGTAATATGAGCCTGAGCCCGCCATCCTGGACAACAGGTACGCCAGTGAATCTCCGTCGTAAATGACGGGACTTACTGTTGCATTCCAGTTATTTCCACTCCAGCGGTAAGTCAGGCGATGAATACTGTGCTCACCTTCGTAATACTGGTTGTAAAACACCGCCGTCTTGAATTTGCGTATTGCATCTGATTCGTCGTTATCAAAGGGGGACCACATCACATCAATGATGCCGTTAAATTTCGTGGTGCCAGCCAGCAGCGTGGAAGAGTCCGCAATACTGACCGCATAACGCCCCGGCGTGGCCTCTTTCAGCCATTCAGCAAAATCGGCCTGTCCGTTAAATGCCCGAGCGTCGGTGCTGGCAAATGCCTGACCGAATCCATACATGCCGGACAGTGCCAGCCTGCCCGGTGTGCGGTCGCGGATATCGCTCTGGGGTTCCATCGTCGCAGCCGCTTTCAGCTCAAGCTCCGTGCGCATGGCCTCAGGCGTGTCCAGTGCCAGTAATGCGCGGGCTTTTTCTGACAGCTGCGCCAGTAAAATCCGGCCCTCTGCGCTGAAATAAGGCAGCGTGTTTTCTTCCGGTGTTATCTGGCTGACAGCCGTTAACACATCATTAAGCGGCTGTTTACCTGCCAGTGCGTTCGTGATTGTCGTCGCAAACTCCGGGTCATTGCCCAGCGCCGCTGCCAGCTCGTTCAGCGTGTCCAGGGCTTCCGGTGATGAGTCAACCAGCGCGGCAAGCAGTTTGCGGACAAACGCCGCATTGACTATTTCATTACCTGCTGCATCATCTGGTGGTGTTGGCGTGGACGGCGTTCCGGTCAGTGCCGGGCTGTTCAGTGGGGCGCGGGTTTCAATCAGTGCCCGGAGTGAAGCCTCGTTGACTTTCAGGTTTTCCCAGCCAACCAGATAACCATCTCCGGCATTCCAGTAGCGATTGTAATAAATATGGCCGTTAATACCGTAAAAAATAATGATTTTGGGCACATATGCCGGATTGGGGTTGGCTTGAGGCTCCGGCCAGATAATTTCAACGGTGCCGCTGAACAGGACCCCGGGAATCACTTTATCTGCGCCATAAACGACATAACGACCGGGTTTTGCCATTTTTACCCAGCGGAGAAAATCGGCCTCTGTTTTAAATTCGGTCCTGTCGCCGCTGGAAAATACTTTCCCGAATCCAAACATGCCGGTAATCGCCAGACGGCCTTCGGCGCGGTCGTAAATATTCTCCTGCGCATCCTTTTGTGCTGCATTGCCAAGTTGTGGCGTCAGATTCGTCCAGGTGACAGGGGCGGAGATATTATCGCCACGAACGGTCATAAGAATCCGTCCGTCTTTTCCAAAAAACAGAACCAGCTTTGTTGCTGTCTGGCTGGTTTTGTCGTCCCAGCCATTATCCAGCCAGATAATTTCTGTTATCCCGGTTGTTTCTTCCGTTTGTGTGGAAAAGGTGTAATACCGTCCCGGGTGCAGGTTATGCGCGCTTTTGGCTATGGTCGCCATATCGCGGGCAATAATTGAACTTGCTCCGGCGTCCGTCATTCCGTAACCAAATGCACCAGGCAGCGCAACGCGGCCTTCCGAGCTGTCGTAAAGGTCTGTCTGAATGTCCCTTACCGCTGCGCTTTTCAGCTCAAGCTCATTGCGCATGGTTTCCACTGTGACCTGTGCCAGCAGTGACCGGGCTTTTTCTGACAGCGGAGACAGTGAAGCATTCCCGTCCTGATTAAAGCACAGAAGATTATCTGCCCGTTCTTCCAGATTACTGATTGCGGTTAACACGTCACTGAGTGGTTGTTTACCCGCCAGCGCGTTCATGATTGTTGTCGCAAACTCCGGGTCATTGCCCAGCGCCGCTGCCAGCTCGTTCAGCGTGTCCAGGGCTTCCGGTGACGAGTCAACCAGTGCGGCGAGCAGTTTGCGGACAAATGCCGCGTTCGCGGTTTCCAGACCGACTGCATCGTCCGGTGGGGTTGGTGTGGTTGGCGTGCCGGTGAACGCCGGGCTGTCCAGTGGCGCTTTTGTTTTCGTCTCGTCCATGACGGCTTTGACAGCCTTTGGTGTGGCTGCCAGTTCTTCGCTGTCGTTGTCTGTATCACTACAGAGTCGCACCAGACCTTTTTCTGTCGTGGAAGCATTGCTTCCCTTCAGGTCATCAACTATCCGTTGCGCCTCGTCCCTGTGCTGTTTCGCGCTCTGCTCGCTTTTGGCAGCCGCTTCGGCGCTGGCTTTTGCCTCGCCGGTCAGCGTTGCAGCTTCACCGAGTTTATCGACCGCTTTCTGGACTATCTTATCGGCATCTTTGACCGCCTGTTCTGCCCGGGCGGCATCCTGTGTGGCAGATGATGCCAGCTGTGCCACCTGCTTTTTATCTTCGGCAACGGATTCTGCATTCTGCTGTACGTTATCCGCCAGCGTCTCGCAGTCGCTCTTAATTTGTTGCGCATCAGCGACATGTTGCCCGGCCTGTCGTTCGCTTTCCGCTGCCGCTTCCGCGCTCTGCTGCGCCTGCGCCACCATTTCCTCAAAGCGTTTCACCACGTCGGGTTTGAGGTCGCCTTCATCAAGGGCAGTCAGAAAGTCGTTCAGCGTGCCGGGCCTGGAGTCGTCGTATACGGCAATGTCGCCAACACAGTACTCGTCGCGCCAGTCCTGTTTCAGATATACGCAGTATTTTCCGGTCTGCGCCTTAAAACAGTACTCGCCACAGTTTCCTGTCACCACATCAGCAACTGTGCGCATCACCACTTCTGAGGTGTTTACCCGGGATTTCAGAATTATGTGGCATCCGGACATGGGGATGCCTGCGCCATCAATCAGCGCACCTGATATCACTACAGACATAGTTTTTCTCGCGATAAATTAAATCAGGAAGAGGCTTCCGGAGAGACGGGCCATTCAATGGCGTTATATGAAGCTTTATCAGTGATGGGGCTGAAATCCATCGCCTGCAGCGATTTCGCGTAAATGCGGTACGCTTTCAGCTTCTCCCTGTCTTCGTCGCTGATTAATCCCAGCAGCAAGTCTTTTTCCCATTCGCTGGTCATGATGCTGACCTGTTTTAACAGTGCATCACGCTCGTCTTCCGCTTTAAGTTTGTAGTCAAAAACAAATTCATCATTGCGGTAGAACCAGTAACCCGACGCCTCAATGCGACGATTGGCGGTAATATCCGGTAGCTCAATCACGCTTTTATTTTCCGGGCAGATTGAGGTGATGTCTTTTCCGACCCAGACCACTTCGCCAGTTTCAACATAAATAACTTTCAGAGTGTCTGGCTGAAATTTTTCCTGGGCTTCGTGCCATTCCTGACCATCATCGGAGAACAGCCACAATAAAAATTTATGCTGTCGCGCCAGCTGGTATTGCTCAATTGTTTTGGGATTTTGTGCCGTAATATTTTTTAAGTGCATCATAATTACAAACTCGCTACATTCCGCCAGACGCCATTAATCAGAACCTGCACCGGGCGGGCATTGGCCCAGTCCATACTTTCACCACCATCAAGACCGCTGATAAGGTGACCTGATGGTGCATTCCCGCCACGCCCAATACCAATGGCACCGCCCAGACGCACATCCTGTACACCGCCTGTTTTGGTCTGATAGCGGGCATCAAAGTTTCCGTAGTTTGATGGAACCATCTGCCCGTTTACAGCGAACGTTATACTGTTATCCGTATTCCTCTGACTGTAAAAATGCCAGCCGGAATCATCGCCAAGCTCTGCAACTACAGGTCGGGATGAATTACCCCATAAATTAAACGTTGCGTTTTTCGTGGAGTTGTTGGCGCTGGATAACGTGAATTTTTTAGCATTTCCGGCCTGAATATTTTTTAACGCTATCGCCACACCATTCTGGAAACGAAATACATGCTGTCCATTCGCATAAACATCCAGAATGCCGTCGCCGTTTTGTTTTATACCTGTATCGTTATCCCCGAAAGCAATTGAGTTTCCGCCCAGCGCGTTCTGAACGCCGATACCCAGCGCACCATTGACCTGAGAACCGCCGCCAACAGACACTTTATGCGACATGGATATTTCACCCGTCCGCAGATTAATAGTGAACGGTCGAAGTGGACCAATATCGCCATTCTCGCCCTGACCTTCACTGGTAGGGATAAGGTGCAGGCACTCTTCCGAACGACGAAAAATCAGACCAAAGGCTTCGTTGAAAATCCTCAGCGCATTAACACCACGGATTTTCAGTTCCCCGGTCATGGTGTCGCCATCACGCTGAACGGCATTTTTTGCCTTGTCCACCGTGGGTTTTAATCCGAGGTTTTCAACAGCCTCATCTTTGTCTTCCACATCCGAAAGATTCCTGTCCTGACGCAGAAACAGACCATCCCCGGTTGCCACATTCAGCGTGACCTGCGCACTTTCTGCCACTGCCAGCCGGAACTGCAGTGTGGCGGTAACGCCATTTACCGGTTTCTCAATGGCTGCACAACTTCCGACGGCATAAAGTTCACCATCGCTGGTCAGCAGCCCCGCTTCCCTGACCGTAAATCCCCCCACACCCTCCGGCAGTACAAGATACGCAATAAACTGGTTTTCCTGATCAGGCGATACCGTCAGACGTGAGATGGTGCCGCGATAAACTTCCCTGACCAGCGCCGTCTGCCCGGCCTCTGGTGTGACAGCATTTCCGTTTCCGTCCCCCACCACAAACCCGTCCAGCACCACCGGCGCACCACCCGCCGCAGACGCAGCCTCGAGTGCTTTCCCTCTGTTTGTCAGAATACTGCAATGTTTCGTGGTCACGTTATTCTCCCGCCTCAATCACCACATCAATATGCGCGGTCACCGCGCCACCAACATAAAACTGGCTCTCCTTTCCGATATCCGTATTTACGTCAATGGTGTCAGACCGCTGCGTAAATTCTTGGCCTTAATGACCAGCGTCCTGACCTGACTGTAAAGCACACTGTCAGCGCCTTCCCGCAAAAACAGCTCCACACGAAAGGTGTACGGGTTTTTGCGCGGTGAATCCTGCCACCACTCTTTGATTGCCGCCGGAACACCAACCGCACCAAGTGCCCGCAGCACTGCCCCCGCCGTCCCCCGGTGCTGATGCACATATGCCGCATCACGTAAAATCTGCCGTTTCTGCTCTTCACTCCAGTCATCCTGCCAGAAATCCACAGCAAACTCCCAGGCCAGCCACGGCAACAGATGCAACGGACAGGTATCCGGATTTTTCACCTTTCTGACCATATCCGTATCAAGTGTCAGGATGCTTTCTGTTGTGGCCTGCTCCTGTGCCCGCTCCGGCCTGACAGCGGAAGGCGGCAGAAGTGAGCGAAACGTCTCCGCCATCACTATACCTCTCTGCGCGTCACATTAACGGCAGCACAGCGGGGAGCCGTACCGGTTGCCGGTTCGATATCAGCCCGGGGACTGGACAGAATAACCCGCGCCACACCAGTCTGTTGAAGTGCTGCGTAAATGGCGGACAGCGGCACCATGCCATTAATCCGGTTTGCCAGCCGGGTATAAGACATCAGCGTGTTTTTCGCATTTTCCAGCACTTCACCGGCATCCGGGCCGTCCGGTATTTCCAGTTCAGCCGTCACGGTATAGTCATTAATAATGGCGCTTTTCACCGTCACAAAATCCGTCAGCGGACGAATTTCATCAGCATTCAGCCGCGCACTGATCGCATCCAGCAACGCCTCGCTGGCAGTGCCATTTCCTTCACGGGACAATACGTAGACATCCACCTCCCCCGCACGCCCGTGCTCTTCCGGACCATAGGCATCAGCATCCAGCACATCTTCATCAGCAGAACGGGCATGAAAACGATAGGCGTTGCGGGCGCCTGCAGTATTCAGTTGCGACCAGGACAACTGAATGCGTTCGCGAAAAGCCTCGTCCTCTTCCATAACCGCATCCGTCGGAGGCACGGCATCCGGATTTGCCGGAACAATCACCATACGTCCGACATTGAACGCCGCGCCAATCTGATCGAGATCGGCCTTCTGTGCACTTGCCAGAAAAACAGCCCGCACGGCATCATTCACCCGCTGAAAAGCCAGGGTGAGCTGAAAGGCGGTCACTTCGCCCTGCTTGTAAGTCGGGTCGGATTCCACCAGGGCATCAAATTCCGGATCCAGTTCGCGCAGACGTGCCAGCCAGGCCCCGAAAATCACCGCCGCGTCAGGCACCACGATGGCATCCGGTACGGGCAAATCCGAAAGATTGATCACATCATAACTTTCTGCCATAAACGGTTATTCCTCCTGTTGTTACCTGTGTACCGGTTTCCGTATTCGTCCCCGTGATATCCACCACACATCCGGCCTCATCTTCCGGAAACGTCACGATCACTTTTGACACTTTCAGCCGGGGCTCCCAGCGCGCCAGCGCCGTCGCCGTGGCAGCAATTATGCGCAGCCTCAGCAGGTCATCCCGGGGAGAGTCCAGCAATTCAAAAAGATCGCTGCCGTAATCCCTGACCAGAACACGGCTTCCCACTGGCGTGTTCAGAATATCGCTGACTGACTGGCGCAGATGCGCCGCACCGGACAGGCGCTTCCCCGTCCGGCAGTTCACACCATTCATGATTATTTTTTTCCTGATCCGGTACCAAAATAATCCGGCGGCGTTTTATCACCGGATTTTTTGCTTTTGATTTCAGCCACCAGATTAAACGTGAAGGTAAAGCCTGAAGAAGAGAGGGAAAACGCCAGTGACTCCACGAGCCAGCGGCGATCTTCCCGCTTACCAAATCCGGATGTCACCACGCCGGATTCGGCGGTCATGGCAACATATGAAGGACGGCACGGCCCTGTCAGCGTCATTTTCCGGCTGTTGCGTTGCGCCTGTGTTTTTTTTGACTTTGCCTGTTGTTCAGCCGTTTCCTTTTCCGGCTGCGTGTACGGACTGGTTACAGACGAGCCGTCATGCTCCACGGTTGCTGTTTTGGTTCGCCCGTCAGCCTTGTCAAAATAACGAACCGTGATTTTTTCTTTCTTCTTTTCTCCGGTAGAGCTCCCCCGTTCACCTTCCTGATAATTCCAGGATGACACCACGGAAGGTGTCAGCGTCACGGTCTTCAGGGGCGCGCCCGATACGGTGGTTCCGGCACCCTGCTCCAGAAACAACCAGTAACCTCCGGCAGGTTTACTGACGGCGTTATACGTCCGGGCAAGGCGGGACAACAGGCTGGCATCCGATTCTGCCACCTGATCCACATGGGTAATGCTGATCCCCGCCAGCTTCTCCGCCACCCGGGCCTTCAGTCCGTTTTCCGTGGCAACAGTTTTCACCAGATCACCCAGCGTGAGATTATCCCAGCTTCGTGTTTTCTGATTCAGCACGTCGCCGGACTGCTTTTCCGCATTCATGGGGGCAGCAGTAGCATAAATTTCGATCCGACGCGGCGGGCCGCTGCTGCTCACGCCGCACACCACAAACCAGCCCTTGTCCACCAGATTACCGTTAAACCCCAGCGCCACCCGCAGACGCGCCCCCTTTGTCGGCAGGGGCAGTCTTTCAGAAAGCAGCGTGATCTTCAGTTCATCAGACCTGGCGGTGGCTCCGCCGTAATCCGTCAGGGTGATATCCACAAGATAACGGGCCAGCACCCGCGTGATATCCCGCCCTTCAGCTGTCACCCGATACGCCGGGCAGAATTCCCGGACAGTCGTGGCGATGGTTTCCTGTTTTTTCTCATTTTTCAGGGACGCCTGATACGCGGCATTTATTGCCTGCAGCTGTTCTGATAATGACGTCATCATCTCCTCCCTTAATCCCACAGGCTGTATGGCGACTCAGACACCTGTTGTGTGATTTCAGGCAACGCAATGCGGATCCCCGCCGGATAAACCGCGCCTTTCTCTGCCAGCCCCTGATTGGCCTCCAGCACAAGAGTGAGCATGGCAGACAGATTTTCCGTGCCGTAATGCGTGGCGCAAATCGCATCAAGCACATCCCCGTCACGGGTTATCCAGATCGTCGGCATAATGTTTCAGCTCCAGACTCCACTTTTTGTTACGGTGCCCACCGCCAGGCAAAAAACGGTCGGTGGAATCAGAAAAACGCTCCACCACCCACCATCCCAGCACATCACCTTCTCCGCTGACCAGCAGTTGCGGCTCAGCCTTATTCGCCAGGTCATACAGCGTGTTCACCGCCTCCGTCCCCGACTTCCCCAAAAAGGCGTGCGATTCCCCTTCAAGGCGAACGGTTCGCCCGTTCTTCCCGGTGTACTGCAGCAGACTCTGCTGACCGATGCGCGCCTGCTCGCTCCAGGTCCACCCCGCCTCACGGGTCAGCTGGTTATATGCCGTGGTATCCACGGAAAAGGCGAAATCCCCCAGCATCAGCATGACTCTGGCATCTGCAGCACCACGGAGATAACTGTTGTCACGCTGAAGGCTGTCTTCAGCGAGAGCAATAACCGAACCCACACTCACCAGACACTTCCTCCATCCCACAACGCATTATTACCACTGAAGGCCGGGTTGTTTTTCGTCATACCGGCAATGGCGTCCGCAATACCCTGTTCGCTCTGTCCGGGCTGCGCAACAATGTTGAAGTTATAATTCTTCACGCTGTTGTCATTCAGCTGTGCGCCGGACTGTCCGCCCTCAACAGGAATGGCCTGCACGGCAGCCTGCCATGCTCCCGCACTGGCAAAAGGATCATCCTGTTTTCCGGCAGATCCTGCCTGCGCTGCCGGCAACGAAAAATCGAACGTTTTTTCCGGCGTGAGGTAACTGTTCACCGATTCATGAAACGCATCCGTATCCACAATGCCCATAAAGCCCTTCGCGGCGTTATATTTTTCACGGACATTCTTTTCAAAATCCGGATTATTTTTCAGTTGCTCATCAAGCCAGGCATCCTGCCCGCTGTTCCGGGCCACTGTCCGGGCAGCGGTCATGTCACCACGCCCGACATACTCCAGAATCTGCTTCTGATCGCCCTGTTCATCCGGTAATAACCAGGCGAGTTTTTTGGCTACTGCAAAAATAATTTTTCCGACAAAAATGACGCCTTCGCCGAACTTCAGGGCCGCCGGATACAGCGTGTCCCTCAGAAAAGACACAACCTTTTTAATGCCTCCGCCTTTAAACCACTCTGCCAGGTCACCCGCTGTCTCTTGTATGGCGGGGGCCAGCTCTGCGCCCAGTTGTCCGGAAATTTCTGCAACCGCAGAAGAAAAAACCTGCTGCAAATCAGAAACAGCCTTGTTTCCGGCGAGTGCGCCAGCCACACCCTCTTTTGTCACCAGGTTATATTTATCCTGCTCAGCCAGCAGTTCCTGAAAACTTTTTCCAGAACGTTTGATCAGCATCAGCAGTTTACTGGCTTCACCACCAAACAATGCATCCAGCGCAAACGATGCCTTTGATTCATCCTTCAGTGACAGCGCCCTGTCGATAATTTTTTCGAACTGTTCCTTATCACTCAGTCCGGCAAGATCGCCTTCCTCAAATCCCAGCGTTTCAAAGGCGTCAGAAAGCGAACTCTGCTTGCCATTTTGTTTATATTCCCCGGCCTTATGCAGGTATTCCTCAAACAGATCCCCGATATTATCGCCGGTCATATCGTACTGTTTTGCCAGGGCGTCCCAGTTCATGTACGTGCGGGTATCCACGCCATACGCGGTCGCTTTACCCGCTGTTTCAGCCGTCTGCGCATTCATGGCAGCCGGAGCAATCAGCGCACCAAGCGCCGTGGTCACGGCCCCGCCTCCCATCGCCAGACCGGCATTCCAGGCAAATTTGCCGGTTCCGGCAAGCAGGCTTTTTCCCTTCCCCATAAAACGTCCGAGCCGATCGCGACGCTCAAGGCTCCGGTTCAGTTTTTTCTGGGCCGCATCCGCTTTCTTAATTTCAGCCGTGAGCCGGGCGTATTCATCCTCCATCGACTTAAAACGTTTCCCTGCCAGCGCCGCCCGTTTCATTTCTGCTGCCAGCTCGGCCTGCTCTTTACGCAAACGTGCAGCCTGCTGCTCCACATCCTGCAGATTTTTTCGCAGATCCGTCGCCGAACGACGCCACGAACTGTCCAGTTTGCCCCCGAACGACACGGTGGCCTTAAGATTCTGGCTTACGCTTCCCACGTTTTACTGCCTCCACTTCATCCAGTAAAAATGCCGTAAACACACTGAACGGCATGGACAGATAATCGGAAAGAGGAAAATGCAGCCGCCGCCCGAGAAACCTTAACCCTCTGAAGATTTCGGTTTCGGTCGCTTCCCGGGTGGCAGCATAAAAACATTAAAGGCATCCGTCAGCTGGGCATAATCCGCTGCGGTCAGCAACCAGATATCCTGCTCACTCAGATTACAAAGCTGCGCAATCATACGCGCCTCTTTTTCCTCTTCTGTTCCCCGGTCTTTGGTGAAGGCAATGCGATCGCGCACCAGCGGTTCGCGCATGGTGATGCGTTCCAGCACAGCCCCGCCTCCCAGAGTGACCGGCGTGTACAGTGTGATGGTGCGGGTTTCGCCCGGAATATTCATATATCTGCTCCTTAAAAAAACGGCCCGCAGGCCGTTATGCGTTAATCAGTGATCAGAGACGCACTTTTGCCGACAGGCCGGCGAGAACATTCACGCCGTTGATCCGACGCTCGAAACGCTCGGTATCAATCATAATGAGCTCGATCCCCTCCAGTGTCTGACGGTAATAATTCACCGCGATTTCCACAGTCACTGCATTTTCTGACAGGCTGCTGTTTCCACGTGCATCCGGCGTCACCGTTTTCACAAAACCTTCGATTTCTTCGGTGGTCCCCAGCGCGGTGCCGTTTGCCAGATAGCCCTGATAGGCCGTGAAGCGGGAGCGGTTGCCACTGACAAATCCGAGACTGGACAGCATGTCTGTATCCAGACCATAGAATTTAATCTGGCAGGTCAGCGCCTCCATGCCGTCGTCAACCGGCGTGGGGGCATCCTGTGCCCCGGTGCGTAAATCAGTGGTGGTTATGGACAGCGTGGGGGGCGTGAACTCATGCGCTCCCTGAATACGGATCCCCTGGCGGAAAAAAGTCCAGGCCCGTAATGTGTTTTTACTGCTCATGTTGCCGTCATCTCCTTAATGCCGTATTCGTTGTTGACGCTCACCCGCATGCTGATAAGTTCAGTCGGCGATTTGGGACCGAAGTCATAGTTGATGTACAGTTCACCGGCTGCCAGCGTTTCGGCGGTATTCAGTTCCGGATCCAGCCATGCCCGCCCCCCGAAGATGGCCCCTTCTGCCACCAGACGGCGCATATACGCATTAATGGTGCCAATAATGTCGTCCGCATTCTGACGATCAAGCGGGCGGTCAACATATGCCAGCATCGCTTCCTGAATACTGTCTTCAATCACATCCGCAGTACGGCGGACGGACTCGAAATGCCACTGAGGATGAGACGAGCACAGCCGGTTTCCCCAGTGTTTAAATCCGGCGCGGCGGATCAGGGTGGAGACATTCTGCATATTAAGCAGGTTGGCATCGCAGTTACGCTCACCGAGGATAAATTCATCCACCTGCTCAACACCGAGGATGTTGTAAACCTCCTGGTTTGATTTGCTCCACCACCACCCTTTTTCATAGTCAATACGGGCACGCAGTCCGGCAGCAAACGCCGAATACGGGCGATACACCAGTTGCCCCTCTGCATTACTGACCTGCACACGCGGGCGCAGTAGTTCAGTCCGGGCACCGTAAGACTGACGACGCTGCACCACTTCCTGCAGTGTCGCGCTCGCCGCACAATCCACGTACGCCACTGCCCGCAGTTTTCCGGCCACCGTTTCCAGTGCCTTACCTACCGCATCGTCTTCACTGAATCCTGGAGCGATCACAATACGTGGCTGATACGTGGTGACGGATTTTGCCGATGACAGCACGCTGATCCCCGCAAGAATGGCAGCACGCTGCTCTTCCGGATTCGTTTTTTCTTCCACCCGGACGATCACCGACAGCGCGTTACGCTGGTCGTTAATCTCCGTCAGCGCCTGCTTCAGTGTTCCGGCGCTCCCCAGACGTGAAAGCGCCGTCGTTCCCGCCATCGCCACTGGCGTGTTCAGCGGAAACGGTTCATCTTCGCCACCACTCAGTGTGCCGGAAAACGGCGACACAACACCGTCACCGCTGCCGGTGGCAATCACCCCGGCCCCCGCCGCGCTATTCACCGCCGTCACAACATCACTGACGGTGGCATTGCCTGCCCCCTCTTCACTGCATCCAAGCCAAATCAACAGACTTCCGTTTTCCCATTTTGCTGACGTGGGGACCGCACCCGCACTTTTTTCTTTTGCTGCCTGTAAAGCCTGTTCAGCAATAACGGTAATGGTATTTCCGCTCCGTCCCCCTACTTTTGCCGTAAAGGTCAGCTCGTTATTCAGCAGCGGCGTTCCCGCTGTCAGTGTTGCTGCCACAGCCCCGGCAGCCTGTGGTGCAGTTCCCACCACACCAATAATGGCTGTCTCTATTGTGGTGACTGCCACCGTGCCTGCCGTCAGCTCGATGGTTTCCACACCATGTAATTGCCCCATTTGCATTCTCCGGACATAAAAAAACCTGCCGCAGCAGGTCACATTTTCTGATTCGGTACTTTCGTGGTTCCCCCACTGTCTCCGGGATGGTCGTGTCCATTAAACGTTTCCCGGATCCGGCTCATGCTGCCGGATTTATCCGTCACCTCGCCTTTTGCATAAAAATCACTTTTCACCACCACTTCACCTTCAACCATCGTGCGTCCGTTCACGATCAGGTCTTCTGAGATCATGACGTTTCCGTCCAGCACACCATTCCCGGTAATGGCATAGGTGCCCCCTTCCGCCAGAATAATGGTCAGTGAGTGCGTCTCCCGGTTATAGCAAATTTCCGTGCCATCTCCGTAACGGGTGATGTGCTCACTGTCGCTGCCCTGCGGAGCCGGTGCCGCACCGGTATTCCAGCCGGGAAAAACACGACCGTTATTCAGCTCCCCGGCCTCTGACAGCACCGTAACCGCATCCCCCACAGCAAACGGCTCAAAATCTGCCCGGTTTTTTCCGGCAAAACCCTGACACAATGGCAGCCAGGTGGTCACAATATCCCCCAGATCCACGCGGCATTCCGGAAAACCACCGTCCAGCCGCACCGAGTGGATCACCCCACGCCGGACCATATTTGCCAGGCGGCGCTGTAAATCCCCCAGAACCTCATTCACGTGGCTTTCCCTCAAAAATCAGCCGGTAATCATCCACATGCTGTCGCCCGATCTCCGGTGCCACGCCCAGCCAGGCCCGCTGTAGCGGCAGGTTATCCGTGGCAAAGGGATCCATACCAAACGTCACCGTCTGGTTAAATGAAATCTGCCAGACCAGATAATCATCCAGACGCGGATCGGTTTCATCTGCGTCCGCCGAAATAAAAATGGCAGGCTCCACATTTGCCAGTCCGAACGTCTGCCCGTCAATCCAGTGCGTCAGATCGGCGGCGGCTGAACGGATAAAAATATCCGGCTTTATCGCCCTGCGCTCTTCTTTTTTTTCTTCTTCGGGTTCACCGGCACGATCAACCAGCACCCACAGCGCGGCAGACAACACCACCGTCATCTGTCCGTCTGCATTACTTTTCGCATCCCAGCCATCCACAGCGAGGAAAACCGCCGGCGTGACCAGTTGCGTGACCCGTTCCGGATAGGTGTCTGCATCCCTGATCCATTTAAGTTTTTTCAGGGCATCCAGCACAGCAGTGTGCCAGGATGCCATGCATAAGGGTTCAGCCATTGCGTCCTCACGTTTTTTATCGGGGAGCCACGGTAATGCCGTACTTCGCGCGGCGCCGGATGTCCGATTCGAACTCTTTCATAAAAATCTCCAGGCACTCCGCAAAAGCCACATCTTCAATATAATCCAGCGTGCGGGCATAAATACCGGCTTCAGCCTCCCGGACACGCCCGGTTTCAGGATTTTTGATGAAGATCGTTCGTCGGTTCTCTTTACGACTACGCATCACCAGCCCGTTTTCATATGCAGTGGGAGATAAAAACGAACCGTTGGGTTCAAAAACCGGATCGCTGGCTTTGCGGCGACGTCGCCGGACACGGTTCTCTTTGATAAACCGCCCGGTTACCGGGTCACGGAGATCATGACGCCGGACGCGTTGCCCACGAATGCGTCCGCGCAAATCTTTTATCTTGATCGCATTAAGGCCAAACCAGAGATGGGCTTCATCCATAGCATTCCCCCGGGAAATGCGGGTGGAAAAAAGCCGCCTGTCCAGTGTGTCCATTTTGCGGGGAGCCAGGCCGGTTTTCAGTTCCGCAAGCGCCTTCATGCGCATTTTTGATGCTGTTCGCTTCAGCGCGCGGGAATAGGCCAGACGGAACTGGTGCTGCGTTGCACCAGCCTGCGCCGCAATATCCCGCAATTCTTCGACGTCGATATCAAACAACAGATTTCGCCGGATGCGTGATGCCCGCGCCATTGTGATATCCTCTTGTGAAGTTTATTTTTTACTCCAGCCGTCAATAACCGGCAGTGACGTACCGGGCTCACCACGCGCCAGCGTCAGATAACAGAAACCATTGTCGTTCGGGCCAATACTTACCACCCAGTAAACAACACCATCACACTCAACCCGACTTTTCCTGGATACGCCTTCGATATCACGGGTGCAAACAAACAACCGTGGAGCGACATCATGAATCGTCCCCCCTCCTTTTTTAAGGAGAACATCAGACTCAGTCTCATCCAGTACGCCCCGGATATGGACAGAACGCCCACCGGCCTGAATATGAAACTCACGCCCCATCGCCCTGAGTATCTCGTGATCAGCTTTTGCCATTGCCCGGTCAAAATCATTATCAGGCATCGACAGCATGACAAACCTCTGCCACTCCGGCAGCAATGACGCTGGCAAGACGATGAGGCTCCAGACTGACAATCTGACCTGCCAGAGCAAATTCCACCCGGCGGGTACCGCGCTCATCAAAAGCACAAAGGTGAGCCGTCACTTTCATTCTCACCCGAACCAGATCAGTTGCATTCTGCGTAACTCTCTCTGTTTTTTGTACTTCGGGAACTTCATCAGAAATTTCATCAGTCTGATGAATACATTCTGCTTCTTCTTCCCATTCCGCAAGGCGTTGCTCAAGATCGGCTTTTGAACCTGAAATATCTGCTTCACGCCCCAGAATCACTGCCAGTTCCTGCAAACGTTCAGTCATCTGCTCTTTTGTCATCACATCTCTCCCGTGCGCTAAAGAAAAAGGCGGGAATATCCCGCCTGACCTTATTTCACCTGAACCACCACAAACGCATCCGGATCCGGCAGCACCATCAACGGCGCAGACTGCGTCATGGTATATTCGCAACCAGGATCCCCCACTTCCTCCCAGTGTTTCGGATAACGAATCGCAGAGGTGATCCCTTCACTCAGCGCCTGATTATCCTGAATGGCACCATAACAACGGACGCCTTCCGCCTGCGTATTTCCCAGAATCAGTGTACCTTCCGGCAGATAGCGCTGTTCATCCCCGTTTTCGTCAACATACGTTGTCTTCGCCACCACAATGGCCAGATCGCCGTAATGGCCTTTAAAGGAAACCACGGAGCCCAGGTCTTTCAGTGCCGTTTCCAGCTCAGATTTGGAGCCACGGCGGGTATCCAGTTTTTCACGGAACAGTTTAAAACCGTTCAGCATACGCCAGACCGTGCCGTCCATAATCGCGATATTGATGGTACCGGAAGCGAAATCGCAGTACGCATCCAGATCATGCGTCGGATCGAAGGTGTCAGCATTCTGCTGTGACCATTCGCGTCCGCCAGCCTGCGTAATGTTATTGGCGGCAGAACGCCCAAAATCCACTTCCACCGTCTCAAACTGCTCGCCGCTCATAGTGTATTTACCCTGCAGAACAGCACTGACTGCCTGCATTTCTTCCACCTGCACAATCGCCTGCTCTTCCTGTTTCAGGTTATCCGTCAGAATACGCAGACGGCGGTAAGCCGGGTCATTAAGGCGGGCCGGATCTTCCCCCGGAAGACGTTCTACAGCCTGCTGATAATCAAAGCGGTGTTTTGGTTTTACATAACCGGGACGTAACACGCGGGTTTCACCACCACGGCTGCGCAGCACTTTGCCTGACACCACCGGAGACACATACGCCGCAACCGGTGTTTTGCCGGTAATTTTATCCAGCATGACTTCCTGAGTATGGAAAGTGATCGTGCGACGAAAGAACAGCTCAAGAAACAGCGCACGAAATTTCACTTTCTGCTCGGTGTACCCGAGTAACTGACGCGTGGTAAATAACCCCATAATTTATTTTCCTTCAGAAACACAAACGGGCCGCATCGCGACCCGTTTTTTCAGTTAATCACTTCACCATCAGGCGTGGCTGATGGCACTTCCCACAAATGCGTTGGCTTTTTTCACCGCATCCACCGAACCAGGCCAGACCAGCGACTCAGTGGCAAACGTACCGCTTTTGTAGTACGTCAGCATGGGCTCGGTCCCGGCAAGCGCCAGAGCCAGCACACCCACAGCCGTTCCGGCTTTCTGACCATCCCAGACAACCAGTTTTCCGGTGGCGTCATCCACCATCAGTGGCGTCAGTGCAGGTGTGGCAGCACTGATACCACTGGTGGCTGTTGCGGTATGCGCCGGATCGCTTCCGGCAAAAATGCGCACATCTGCACGCTTTTCCGTGGTGGTTTTAATCATTTTTCAGCCTCCTGATTTATCTGAATTCCGGATATCGCTTACGGCATACTCATCAGCAGGTCTTCCTCCCCGCGCCCGGCAGTTCCGCCACCGGAAACCGCACTGGCAGCATGCTGTGCCATAAAGCGATCAAAAAGTGTTTCCTGTGACGGTTGCGATGCCGCCGGCGCGGCTGCCAGCAGCGTTTTCGCCTGCGCCACCGTCATTCCCGGTTGTTCTGTCAGTGCCTGTGCAAGTTGCTCGCGCCCTTTTGCCTCCGGCAGCGCCATAATCTGATCGCCGACACTTGCAGAACCAGCAACCGGTGCCGCCGCCAGTAACGTTTTGGCCTGGTCAACGGTCATTCCCGGCTGTTCAGCCAGCGCCTGCGCGAGTTGTTCACGCCCTTTTGCTTCCGGTAACGCCATAATCTGATCGCCTGTGCCTGCAGCACCAGCAGCAGGGGCTGCCGCCAGAAACGCTTTCGCCTGCTCCACCGTCATCCCCGGCTGACCTGCCAGCATCTGTGCCAGTTGCTCACGCCCCTTTGCTTCCGGCAGCCCCATAATCTGATCGCCCGTGCTGTCAGTACCGGCAACCGGCGCAGCTGCAAGCAACGTTTTCGCCTGCTCAACCGTCATTCCTGGCTGACCTGCCAGCATTTGCGCCAGTTGCTCGCGCCCTTTCGCCTCCTGACAATTCAGGATCCCCATCACGCGCTGATTTTCCTGGGCCACCGCTTCAGCAACGGTGAGATTTTTAACAGTCATTGTATTCTCCTTCGTAACAGAGTCATTCAGTGCAGAAACCATCACTTCAACGGCATCTGCAGCATTAATCAGTTGATCAGCCAGGCCTGCATCAATGCCTGCCTGACCGTCATAAACGGCAGCCTCGGTATTCATCACCGCCTCTGAACTCAGCCCCGTATAAAGCGCCACCTTGTCGACAAACATCCGGCGGGCCTCATCAATACGGCGCTGAAAATCTGCACGCACACCTGCCGGCAATGCCTGAATACTGTTGCCGTCAACCTTATGCTGCCCGGAGTAAATCAGCGTGATGTCCACCCCTTCCTGTGCCAGTTGTTTCTCGTAACTGGTGTGCGCCATCATCACGCCAATCGAACCAATTTTTGCCGTCTGCGTGACCAGCCGACGGGTACAGGCTGCCGCCAGCAACATGGCGGCTGAACAGGCCATGTCATTACACAGCGCCCACACGGGCTTCTGTTCCCGCAGACGGTAAATCATGTCAGCACAGTCAAACGCCCCGGCAGCCTGACCGCCCGGGCTGTCGATATCCAGCAAAATGCCGCGCACATCCGGATCATTCACCGCCATCTGAAGGCGGGCCGTCAGGCCGTCATAGCCAGTCATGCCGGAGTAAGGCCGCAGGGTACCCAGTTTATGCACCAGCGTGCCGCTCACCGGAAGAATGGCGATGCCATTCTTCACCTGGTAACTCTTTGCCGGACGCTGACCGCCCGCCATATAGTCAGTCACAGCCAGTTGCATACCATCAGCATCAAGCTGAACAGCCTGCTGAGGAACGGCAAGGCTGCCGGCTCCCATCTCTTTACCCAGCGCGCAAAAGAAAACCCGCGCATAGGCGGGTTCCAGTAAAAGCGGCTCATTAAATGCCATGGCGGCAATATGCGATAAATTACGACGCATCGACTTTTTCTCCCGTTGTCTGTCGGATCTGCTGCACAAACGTGTCCTTTATCCAGATGGGGCGGGGAAGACCCGCTGCCTGTCGCTCCTGGCTTTCACGCAGTTGCTGGCGGAAAATCTCCTGATAGTCATCGCCCATCAGGGCCAGCTCTTTCTCATACGTGCTTAAACCACCTTCAATACGCATCACCGCTTCCTGCACTTCCTTAAGGCCATCAATCGCCATGCGACCGGCACCAATCCACTCGGCACGACACCATCCGGAACGGGCCTCCCAGAATGAAAAACGGGATTTCGGCGGGCGGATCACACCGCGAATAAGCGCTTCCTCCAGCCAGCAGGCAAACATCTGTGATGCCAGTCGACTGGCCACAAATTTTCGTTTGCCCATAAAATACCGCCACGACTCATTGGCGGATGCCCTGGCACTGGAATAACTGACCTGTGAATAATCACGGGAAAGCTGTTCATAGGACACCCCCAGTCCGGCAGCGATGTAACGTAACAGCGCCTTTTCCAGTTCAGAGAAACCATTATCTGCATTCTGCGCTGTCTGCAGATTCAGTGAATCCCCCGGATAAAGATGCGGAATACGGACCCCGCCCAGCTTTACCGTATTGGTGGCGTAATAACGCGCGTAGCCTTTCATGATGGTGTTCAGGGGATTTTTACCGCCATCTCCCACCCCGGCGATATATTCAAATGCTTTTTCCGAATCCAGCGTGGATTCAATCGTCGCGGCATACATCGCCCGCACCACCGCCGACTGCAGTTGCGTGGCCTGCAGTGTGTCGAGCATCTTGAGACGCTCCATGACAGAATAAAACTGGTTGGCCCCGCGCGTCTGTCCGTCCTCCTGCGGCTGAAACACATGGATCATTCCCGGTCGCCCGGAGGGCAGCGTCGCCGCAATCCGCGTCCAGTTGCTGACACCGTAACCGGGCCAGTCATCTTCCTGAACATGGTAGGCCAGTGCTTTTCCGTACCGGTTGATTTCCACCCCGGCACGCATAAAACGATCGCCGGTACCATAACCGGGTGTACTGACACGTTTCGGGCTGATGGTCTTGAATTTCGTCCGGAATAATGACGTGGATTCCGTATCCCATACGGGCTGGACAAAAATTTCACCGTTAAATGTATGCACGCCCACCCCTTCACGAATAAATTCGGTAAACGAGCGACGCCCCTCCACATCCATCGAACCAAACACCGGATCGCAGAATTCCATCCACGCCGCCTCCACATCTTCAATAAAGGCATGTGAATCGGCTTCCGACATCCCCAGCCAGCGCCAGTTGGGCCGGTAACTCAGACGAAACATGTGTCCGACGATATGGTCTTTATGAATTTCAACGGCGTTTGCGGCAATACCGTTATTGCGGACCAGATCATCCGCACGGGCGTTACCCAGCTGAATGGAAGGTAAGAGCGCCACGTCGGCACTTTCCGGTGCAGGCAGCCATTCCGCAAGCTGCCCGCCAAATCCGGTACCCCCTCCGGAATACCCCATACTCTGCCGCAGTGGCTGCCCGTGAAGATCCACCAGTTCCCCGTTCACAGCCCCACTCCTGCCGGGCCGCGACGCCGTCCGGATACGCCCAGCGCACTTTCCAGCTCTTCAATATACTGACGCAGTTCACCAATCGTCGCCCGCGAATACTGAACCTGACGCCCGTCCTTGCTGACGGAAACCACAGCACGTCCGATCATCAGTTCATGTAATGCCCGGCGGGCATCACAAAGCATTTCATGCGTATAAACCATTCTTTATCCTCCACTCAGTGCAGCCGCGATTTCTTCCAGACTCATCTCATCGTCGTCCTGCTCATCTCTTCTGGCACGGGCCAGTGCTTCAAGATCCAGCTGCCACCGCTGAACTGAAATACGCAGGGCAGCATAGGCATATACCAGGCAGTCGAGGGCTTCGTTGCGTCGCCCTTTTTTATCCCACAGCAGTTTCACCCTGCCATTAACCACCTTCTCCACCAGCTCTTCCGCCACGATCTGACGCGCCTCTTCTTCCGAAAAAATGTCGGGGTTATCAGGAAAACGGAAGGTGTACGGGGCGGCTTCACTGGCAGAGACCACTGGCAGGGCAAAACGGGCGTACAGCATTTCCTTGACGGTATCGGAGCCCACCTCACACAAAAACACACCACGCTGGTTGCGCTTTTTGGGCATGGTGATCACCGGCTTGCCGTACACCGATGCCCCTTTTATGGGAAGCACAAAAAAAGTGCCGTGTTTCCTTGAACGCTGATACACAATGTCCTGGTCGATACCACCGGTATCCCAGCAGACACGGGAAATGGAAATTTCAGTACCGTCAGCATGACGATATTTTTTCCGGATCACCGTATCAACACGTTTAAGGGTGTCCTCGTCTTCCGGTCGCCCCATGATAATTTGCTTATCAATCAGAAAGGCTTCTTCGCCGGGAGCCCAGCCCCAGACATAAATTTCATAGCGATCTTTCTGGGAGTCGATCCCGGCGGTCAGGTAAACCACCCGCAGGGGAACTTGCGCACCATAGTGGCAGACCTTTTCCAGTAACAACTCAAAACTCAGCTTTTCTGCCACAGCCTCTTCATAGGGCTCCCCGAGCGTGGTGTTAATAAACGTCTTGACGCCGTTCGGATCCTTCAGCGCATCCAGCCAGTCGTAGACAATCTGCACCCAGGTGGTGAACGGACTGTACGCCGTCCAGATGTGGTACGAGATTGAGCGCGGTGGCGGCATCTCCTCATCACCGGCGCTGTAAAATGTCAGGCCATCACGCGTCCACATCCCGGTATTGTCACAAATCCAGCGTCCGTCGATCTGGTCAAGTTCCGACTGCCGGATCACACAGCCATTATGTTCACACAGGTAATACACCGTTTCCGGTTTACCCTTCTCCCATTTCAGGCCAAACGGCGTCGCATCATCGCCAAACTTCAGATACTGGGCCTCCCCGCAATGAGGGCAAGGGACATAAAACCGCATGAAATGCGCAGATTCATTCGCGGCTTTCTCAATCTGACAGGAGCCTTTAATTTTTGGCGTTGAGCCGCGTATGGATTTAGGCCATACCGAGCCTTCGATACGTTTATCGCCAAGCAGCGTCGGCGAACCTTCTTTTTCCACATCCGGTTCAAACGAGGAGAGTTCGTCATAGCAGACCACATCCACAGATTTTTCACGGTAGTTTTTAGCTGCGGCACCGCCCAGGCACCAGAAACCCACACCGGAGGAAAAACGCTTCAGGGTGAGTGTATTATCGCGGTGCTTTCTTCCGAACCATGGCGCCAGCTCCAGCAATGCAGGAACATCCCTGATCGTTGGCTCAACATGAGATTTCATGAAATCTTCTGCAGCAGAATCTGTTGGCTGAAAAAGCAGACTGTTACGGGATTTATGCTCAATAAAATAAGCCTCCACCCCCAACAGCATTTTGGTGTAACCAACGCGCGCCGATTTAATCAGATTAACGGTGCGGATCCGGTCATTTCCCATGCTGTTCATAATGGCAACCTGAAACGGCAGGGTTTCCCATTGCCCGGGGGTATATGAAGATTCTTTCGGCAGATAATAATGTTGATCAGCCCACTGAACCGTCGTCAGTGGAACCGGAATATTGAGAGATAAAAGCCCTGTAGCTATCGCACCGGCTGCATTAGCTGCCTTCTGTGCGTCTGAAATCATCAATCCACCTGCCCACGTTTTCACCGGCTTTAGCTGCAACATTGGAGGCTTTCGCGATTTCAGTTTTCACCACATCAAGGTGTGACGGTGAAATATCCGGATATTTACGCTGTAATGTCAGCGGCACACGTACAAGTATCCCCGAAATCTCCTGTGCCACACGTTGCAGAATGAAGGTAAACAATTCCGTTTCCAGCACCAGCCCTTCTTCACGGGCATTTTTCAGCTCCTGTGCGTCAGCCTGTGCTTTGGTGAGCTGAACCGCCCCGGAAATCCTGGAGACTAAACTCCCTGAGAAAGAGGTAAACAGGATGACTAAAAATACTCGTTTTTC